CAAGGAAACGCCACAACAGGGCGGTCTTGCATCATGTACGGGTTCTTCTCCGCTTTCAGCAGAGTACCACCGTTAGCTATTACGACAATCGCCTCAACATAGAAGTCAGTCTCTTCTTCGGCGTCTGTAAGCTGTTCAACCTCTTCGTATTCATCGTCATTCTCAAGTAAATAGCGGGGAACAAGTCCGTAATACTTTGTCAAACGAGTCTTATCGGTAGGCTGCGTGGTAAGTTCGTGGTCAGGATCTAAGTCTGTGTCAGGATACGCGAAGTTGAAGGGTACATTCTTGTAGACACCCTTCTCTTGTAGCTGTTCTATGGCGTGTGGTGAGACGAATTCATCAATCACTACACCCAATGCGCTGTCTACATCCACAGCAACAGGGTCAATTAAGAAGTTTTGAGGTAAAACAGGTCGTAATTTAACAACTGTGCGGTCTGAGATGTTCACACCTACCGCTTGTAGCTGCCCATCCATGATAGGTTGGGTGGCAGGTTTCATCTCTTTGATTTCTTCTAGGACAATCTCTGCTATACCTGTGCCAAAAACGGCTGCGTTGATTAAACACTCAGCCACACCCTTGCGAATCTTGTTAGCTTTAAAATCTTCCAAGAGCTTTTCGCGAAGGTAGACTACGTCTTGGCTCTCTTGGTCAGAGATGTCGTCCTTCATATCAAAGAACCTACCACGACCAAACGTAGCTTCTTCAATCTCTGCGACTGATGACTCTACGGCTTGTTGAAGGGCAGGGGATATGATCTGTGATCGTTCGGAATCGCGGTTACGGTCTTCGCTAGAGTAGATGCCACGCCAGAGACGGTAGTATTCATCAAACTTTGCTTCGTAATTAGTCTCGTAATGGTCTCGCCAATCGCGGCACTTCTCCATTACCCATGACTCAAGAGTCTCTTCTATGCCAAACTGATCTTCGTTGGATTCGAGCATCTTAATATCCCGCTACTGAGTCGATTACGTCAAACTCATCTATTTCAAAGTCGTATGAGTAAGACACCTTAGCCAATTGATCTATATAGGCTAAAGCGTCTACCATGTCATCGTGGGTTAGGGCGTCAGGGAATTGGAAGATTTCATCCATGAATTGGATGTTCCACTCACCTTTGTTGAGGTTGCAGATTCCGTTCTCGAATCTACCCTGTAACGCCCACATTACCCTGTCAGTTTTCTTTTTGTTCCCGTGAGTAAGTTCCTCAACGCGAAAGAAGTTCTGGTACTTTTTCATCAGGTCAGTCAGTGGCGACATCACAGCCTGTCGGGCAATTCCTTTCTCAATGCCGACTGATATGGGCTGATAATCTCTAACTATCTGGAATATCTTCTCCGCAGTGGCGTTTAATTCCCACCTACCACAGATAATGTCCTTGACCCACCATCCATATTCGCCCACTTTTACCACGGCGATAGCGGTATTGTCAAGCTTTTTGTTTTTAGATTTGGCTTTTCCTACTTCTTCAAAGCCCGCGAGGTCAATGGCAACGTAGTAATCGCCTGTATCAGGCTCTTCGTCATCGAACCTAACCCACTCTTCTTTAAACATCTCAGAGCCGCGCGCTTCAAAAGACGCCATGAACTCTTGACGAAACGCGAAGGAAGACATGGATTTCTTGGCTGCATCAATCTCTTCTTTGTCTAGTAAGTCGTTGTCGTAGCTTGTGTAGTGCCATGCTTTATAGGTGGGGTCTTCGCCTAAACTGGCTTGCTTGTAGAGTTCATAGAAATGATTTCTACCCATTGGTGTCCCGATAAATAAGGCATCGCCTTTCAAGTCTGTCAACGCAGGTCTTAAGATTAGCTCCCATACATCGGGCTTCATGTCCGCGTATTCATCCAAGACAAGAAACTTGAGACTTACGCCACGCATTGTCTCAGGTCTATCAGCGCCCTTCAAGCTGATAGTTGTCCCATTGATCAATCGAACCTGCATGTTGTTGACATGCGAGTTCTCTATCACGGGTTGACCTATCTCCAAGAGGAGATTCCACATAATATCCCGTGCTTGGCCTTGTGTGGGGGCTACATAGAAGACCTGACCCTTGTCTGACCTTAAAGCGTTGACTATCAAAAGGTAAGCCGCAAGACGAGACTTGCCCGTCCTGCGACCCGCAGCAACTACTTTGAAACGCGTAGGGTCGTTCCAAACTTCTTTCTGCCACTCAAGGAGACTTATGTCTAGGTTCATCTGCTTCTCGCAGTTTTGGTAGCAATCTTCTTGGGTTGTTTCGAAAACTGCTTACCCTTGGCGGTGTCAGCTTGTTTCTTACGCGAGGTAGCGGCGTATTCCTTAGATGACAGAGAGTCTCTAGCCTTCTTTGGAAGATACCTTTCCCCAGTGGCTTTCTTGCCCTGAGTGGATGGCTTGCCAGACTTAGTACCCCAGTCTTCCTTACCCCACTTGGATAAAGATTTCTGACCACTGGTCTTGCCACCTGAGTACCCGCCGCCCTTGGACTTGTACTCTTGCGCTACAAGTTGGGCTTTGCGAGCTGACCATTGACCTGCTTTGCCGCCCTTCGTTCCCGCCATCACTTTCTTTTTGATGCCTTCGCGAAGGGACGGTTTAGTGTAGGCCACTACTTCTTCCGAGTAGCACGAATAGTACGGGCAGGGGCTTTGGTTGCCATCTTCTTCTTGGCTTTCTTAGCTGCTGTCATTCCCGCAGGGGTGTAGGGGTATTTCTTTCCGTTTACATTAGGCATCGTATTCTCCGGTTCGTATCATATTGGTAATGGTTATAGCTCGTTGACCCACTTGGTCTGCCCAATTAGAGTCTAGGAACTCTACTGCTGCTTCCTCGTAATCACCATCTTCCATAGCATTTAAAGCCTTTTCAAATCCGCGAAGACGGCTTATACCAAGGTTGAAGCACATATCCATCATAGCGTCTTGCCTGACGGTGTCTAGGTATGCAAACCAATCAAAGGCTTTTAACAGCTCTTTCTCGCATCTTCGGATGTCGTTCTGTAGTAGGTAGTATACCTCATCTTCCGATAGTCCCATTGAGTCAAGGTTACGCCCTACCCCAATCGTTAAATCGCCTGCCGTGCATTCGTAAGGCTTGAGTCTCATCGCTTCGTGCTTGATGAGCAGGTCTTCAATCCTCATGGAACTCTCCCTCTATCACTTCGGGTTCTACGATCGTATCCGTGACCCCTGAGATGGTTATATTGACCGTAGGCTTACCACCTAGTTTGTCTTTGTCAAACGAGCTAATGGGTAATATACGATCTACTATCAACTTCCACGCAGCAGATTGGTTCTTGTGGTCGTCATCTTGAGCTGCTCGGAAGATAGACTCTATCACAGCATTGGTATCCCTTCTCGCGAGGAATCGCTGCTTCATTTCTGCCATAGCCGAGTGGTCGCCTTTGGGTCGGCCTATCTTGCGATTCTTAGGCACAGCAACTTCAGACTTCCTTGGTCGTCCACGCTTACGCTTGGGCGGATCTACTTTCTCAATAGTGTCAGACATTACAACATCGTAACCTTTGGCTTTTTTTAATATGGCGAATTAAACCACGATTTAATCTAATTGGCTAATATTTAACCAACATCGCTAATAGCAAGGGCTTGAGGGGAGTTGTTATTGCGGACTTTTGCTAATTTGGCCTCACGCAAAATTGGGTTGGTACTATACATATTTGTATGGCCGCTCCGCCTCCCCCCGTCCCGATTGAGAACCCCGCTTGTTTCTGCCGGTGCCGGCATGCCTAGCGCTTAGCGTGCGCGTTGGTGGCAGCGTGCGCATATAGTAGACGCCCACCACGGTGGAAAGTGGGTATGGAGTTTGCACCCAATAGCCACCCCCCATCCCATAAAACCATAACCACCAATCACCACCCAATCACCGCCCATCGGTAAATTTAATCTCGATTCGCCGTTACGATGTTGTAATCCCTAACACCTAAGTAATTGAATTTGCAGGCATTCAAAATTGATACAAAATAATACTTGAGTTTTTAGGGCATGGTGTAGATATTTACACCCAACACCGCAGCGCAATGGGTGCAGCGGAATAGCCAAGGGGCAACACACGATGAACTTACTTAATCCAATCAAATGCTTTCTAGTGTTAATCGCGGACTGCAAGGACGCAGGGGTTTCGCCAAAAGCGTGCGCGAATCTGCTGATTAATAACATGGGCGACACGCCTTTAACCGACACGCTTGCTCATTGCATGATCGCTGAGGGCGATTTGCATAATGGATACAATCCCGATTACGGGCGCTACTGTAAGCGAGTGTCGAAGCAGGTATACGATCGTTTTCAAAAATCCGTGCGCTCTTAAGGGCGCACCACACAAGGAGAAGCAAGTATGTATTACATCTCACACGCAAAAAACGGTTTCGCATTGTCGTCTGTTAAAAAGCGACTATCTGATTTTAATGGAACGGAAGGAACGGAAGGCGCGAAATATCACGTTAGGCAGCGAGCTAGGCTAATCGATTGCACGGATGATAAGGGCATTGCACGGATTCCGGTTTATATATACCGCGATGGCAAGCTTAAGCGATGCCCTCAAAAGACAATCACGCCGGTCGATTTGAGCGAGTATTAATCAATCAAGCCCCTAGCGATAGGGGCATCACCTACAAGGGGGATAACCATGTTAGCGACAGAATTTTACGATTGGGCATACGGTAATCAGCGCGATTTTAAATGGGAAGCGCACGAAAGCATTGTGCGTGATTTTTGCGCGACCGCTACGGTCGAAACGGTGATGCGTCAATTTTCGACAGCGGGTGAAATTTACGATGAAATAACGGTCGTTAACTTTCCCGATGGATCGATAGCGCGATTTAATTATAAAGGCGAGGGCGAATAACATGGCAAAACCAAAAGGCTTTATTTTATACGAGGGCGCAAGCGTATTAGACGGCGCGCCAATTGTAGTAATCGCGACGATGGCGACCAATAACCCGAAAACCGGCGCAATGGTTCAAACGTGGATTATTCGCAGCGATATAAACCCAATCGAAGCAAGTAAACAGGCGCTCGATTCTAGCGTTTGCGGTAACTGCCCCTTGCGTCATAGCCTAGGCGGCGCATGCTACGTAAACATCGGACAAGCCCCCCTAGCGATTTATCGGGCGTATGAGCGCGGAAACTATACGCCATTCGATGCGAGCGAGCACGGGCACTTGATCGCCTCGCGCAAGGTTCGCCTTGGCGCTTATGGTGATCCGGCCGCAGTACCCTTCGAGGTAATGGATTCATTCGCGAAGCTTAGTCGCGGGCATACGGGATATACCCACCAATTTAACCACAAGAATTTCGACCGCCGATATCTCGATCTATGCATGGTATCAGCCGACACCTTGAACGGCGCCAAGAAAGCGCACCTACTAAGCGCGCGCACTTTCCGCGTCATAGCTAGCGACGCGCCGGCGCCCACTAGTGAAGTGGAATGCCTCTCAGATAGCGAGGGCTTATCGTGTATCGAGTGCGGGTTATGCGATGGCAAGCGCGAGGCACCTAGTATATTTATACGCGCGCACGGTTCGCGTGCGGGTCGATTCTTAAACAATAAGAGGGCGTAACAATGGATATAAACACTAAGCCGGACAACATACTAGCGGCGCTTACATACGCGCTCACCTTAGCGATCGATGCGCCTACCGACGCGCAAGCGGACAAAGCGATCGAGCTAGCGGAATCATTCGCAGCTAGTGCAATAGCGCGAGGGTTTACCGATCACGATATCGAACTATGCAAAAAGGCGGCGACCTGCGCCGTCGAATACTTCAACCAATAAAGGGGCGTAAACATGGGAAACGTAACAGAAACGCAAGCTGAATTCTTGGCGTATATCCGCGAGATTTTACTACCGGATCTAATCGAGGCCGGTTATAGCGGAACGTCGAACGATATCAAAAGACTTTTACAGATTGCGGAGCGTGCACAATGATTCGGAATAGCCGACGATCGATCGAACAAGAAAATAATTTGCTTAAGGGTTTATTAGTGGCGTGCGGGCTGATAGGATCCTACACCCTTGGCGTTTTGTTTGAGCCTAGCATGCTCGAGAGCGACCAACGCGAGGCGAATTTGTACGCAGAAATGGTATGCCTAGGGCGCGAGAGCATAGCCGAAACGGGCACGATGCAAGTAGGGTGGCCGAACTATAAGGGGCTCACGGTTGAGTGCGATCCTAGATAGGACTGCGACGACCCTAGATAGGATTAGTACAGGCAAAAAAAAGCCCCTGTTTAAAGGGGCTCAATCAAGGGGTAACACGTCACAACAAAACCAAAAAGCATAGCTTGGTTATGTCGCCAAGGATTTGACGACCAAGAAACTATAACAGCAACGAAATCAAAGGGCAACGTATGGCAGATTATGAATTGATTCTCTCACGGCTCGAGGGCGTAAGGCGAACCGGTGACAAGGCATTAGCCTTTTGTCCGGCGCATTCTGATATGAGCCAATCACTTAGCATTAAACAAGTCGCGGACAAGGGAGGCGGCGGCACTCGTGTTCTAATTAATTGTTTCGCGGGATGCGGCGCGCTTGAAATCCTAGACGCCATCGCGCTCGATTGGGGCGCGGTAATGCCCGAGGCCGGTGAGTATAGGCAAGTATTCTATAAGTCGAAGAGCGAGAAGGTTGAGAGCGCGGAGGCATTGCTCGAGCTCGTGCCTCATTGGGTCAAAGCCGGTCGCAAGTTTAGCCCAAAAGACAAGGCCGACATTATCGAGGCGAAGCTTCTAGTATTGAGGGCGAAATCATGAGCGGTGGTTGGATAAGGATGCAGCGAGGCATCGTTGATCATTGGGTTTTCAGCGAGGCGGACGCCCTAAAATTGTGGGTTTACCTGCTTATGTCGGCAAACTATGAGGATAAAAGCCGCATGTTTAACGGCCGTCTCACACAGGTAAAGCGAGGCCAATTGATCTACGGCCGGCACGCGGTATCCCAACGGCTCGGCATCTCAGAAGCGAAACTGCGGCGGTACATGAAACAGTTCATCAAAGACGAGATGATCAGCCAACA